AACGCCCCCTGAAAGGACCCGCGCAAAAAAAAATAATTTTAAATTTTAAAATCATAAAATAAATAAATAAATTAAAACCTAATAAAAGAAATATTTTTTTTGAAATGCCATCTATCTATATTAACTAACATCAGCAACTTACCCCTCTCACCTATAGGCTCTTCTTGACAACATATTGTTCCCATGCCTTATCATATATTCGTTTAAAATTTTTATCATAACTTTTATCCATTGCAGGTTTGAACCACGGACGACGTTTGATTTTAACTGGTGTTCCTGCCTGTTCCATTATCATTAACTTTGAACGTCCTGATACTTCAACAAACCGCCCTATCTTTTGTTTGCCACTTCGTGATGTGAATATTTTTTTAAAAGTTCTTTTGCCTTTGAGCTTTTTCTTACGCGCTGAACCTTTCTGAGTCCAATCCAAGTTAGCACCATACATAGACCTGGGGATCACCTTCGTTTCTGGTATGCCGAAAATATCCCGTGTTCCTACATGAATATAACCTGGAGATTTTAGTTTACGGTTAGTGCCTTCTTCATGGTCATACATATAACCATCTTTTGTGAATATTTCAGAAAAAGGATCGAGTTGTTTTATGTCAGCTTTTTTATATCTGATGCCTTTTATTATCCATTTATTTCTCAATGTAAAATTCTTTTCAGCAGATTTTATCACGTCGGAGCGGCCTTGTATTGCCATGCGGGTCAGGGCAACAACCCCGGCAAACTTTTGATTCTTTTGCATCTGCTCAAATTTTTTAGGCAAGTCACTGAATAATACTTCTTCCATTGATTTATTTTCCCTTAAGCTTTGGTTCGGTATATTTTTTAAACATCCTATAAATATGATATTCTCTTAACAATAAATGCCCGCGGCATTTTCTTGTTTTCCAGGTTAAGTATAATTCTTTCATCAGCTTCATAATTTACTTAAACTAATTATTTATTTATTATTTATTATATAATCCTTAATTCTTAAAAATAATAGATAAGCGATCTGCGGAACGATACTATTCCCTAGTCCTTTAATTCTGTCCACTTTTCCGGGTACCCCATTAGCCATTCCACAAAAAGGGGATTCAGATTGCCACCTTGGCCATTTGTCGCTACATGATTTAATGCTGGAAAGTTTCTTTTCCCTTCGCCCTGGCCTCGGCTCATACAATCTCTTGCTGTTGGGGTCGGGTATTTTTTCACAAATGTTTCTAGTCCGTCCCCGCTTTTTTTTGATGCCCCCTTTTTGTTGTAATTCCCGTTCACCGTTGGTGTTGGATATTTCTTTGTTGGTATCCCTTCTTTTTTGCATATTGCCTCCCTTAGACTGTCCCCGTACCCATGACTTGTTGAACCCGGTTCTTGTGCTTTTATCGTAGGCAACAATCCAGACTCTTTCTCTTTTATGCCATGCTCCCACTTCTGCTGCCGAAATATTTTGCCATTCAGCATTATACCCGATTTCGGCAAGTCCCGAAAGGACGATTCCGAGTCCTCCTGAAATAATAAGCCCTGGCACATTTTCAATAATTGCGTACCTTGGTCGTATTCTGCTAATAATTCTAAGATATTCAAACCAAAGACTTGACCTTGTTCCATCTTTTATCCCTTTTCTTTTTCCAGCAATACTTAAATCTTGGCACGTTTACGGGAAGCCGCCGGTAATAATCCAATCACCTGACAGCTTCCTTAATTCCTCACAATCAATATTTTTAATGTCCCCTAATGCTATTGCATCGGAAAAATTTTGTTTATATAATTTATTGCAATATTCATCAACTTCAGAATAAAAATGACTTTCCCAATTGAATCCGGCCCACTTCGCACCTAATGGGAAACCGCCTATTCCAGAAAATAAATCAAGATAATTCATTATTCTAAATACAATTTGATATAAGTCAACAAAAATTTATAAATTTGTGATAAAATTGTCGGACACAAAAAAATTAAAATCGCATATTAAAAAATCACCAAAACAACTACCACATTCCGGGAAAACAATTCCTTACAGCATTACAGAAGAAATTCGAGGTTTGTAAGGATTTTGTAAGGCCGTTTACCCCTGTAAACATTACACAAAGTACGCTTCCTTACAACCTTACAGAAGAATATATATATGAGAGTACAGGAAAAAACAAGAAAAGGGGAATTATACCACATTGTAATATATATACGATTTTATACTTTTATATTTTCCTGTATAGTTTGAAATCTTCTGTAATGCTGTAAGGTGCATTTAAGCCAATGTTTACGGGGGCTCGTCCCTTACAACCTTACAGAAGAACCCCTGTAATGCGACATAACAAGGCGATTTTGGCCTAATTTTCATAGATTTTTTTACTTACATAAAAACCTCGAATTGATTTATTTTGGATCCAACGAACGTAAGATTTTCCGCCTAATTTTGAAATTGATCGCGAAATGTTGTAAGGATTTATTTTGATTCTTGTTTTATCCTGCAATTGGTCAGCAATTTCAGTGGCACTAAAAAAGTACCACAAAGTTCCTTCGAATTCGTCCGACACGTCATCTTTTTCCAGAATATTGAAATATTTATTTATTAAATCGTATTCAGTCCCGGTCTGCAAATAATTTAAATTATTTAATTCCTGGATTTTAATATCGTTATTTGTGATTTGAAAATGTTCATTATATTTTACAAGTGATTTAACTTCAGCCCAAAGTTTATTGTAATCGATTTCATCTCTTAATTTAAAATTAATATTGCCTGAATTAAAAATCATCCAGCGTGTATTTCCTGTGTGGTCACACAACAAATCAGTAGCATCGTTTACAGAGCCTCCGAATGATGCACGACGACGTATTGTCTCGGCTCTTGTCGCATACGGCCTACGAGCTGTTGTTACCTGGCGGGATATAAGAGATTTTAATGCTGCCATTGAATTTTTAGTAGTGTTTTCTAATTCATCCAATGATATTAAAAAATTATCAGAAAGGGTAAAAATACTATCTGTTCGATTAGGATCTAAACTTCCTTCAAAAAAATAACTCCTGCTACCATTCATAAGGGGCGCACAAAGTTTTCTAAAGGTTGAGGTTTTGCCTTTATTTTGCTGGCCGGAAAAAACCAAGCATATTCTGTTTTCATCTTGTAACGTAGCTTGTTTATAAATAAGGATTAACCACTTAGGAAATATCGATTTAAAAAAGTCACTTTCCGCACCTTTAATATCCATCGATTCCATAAGCTTATCAATCTCTGTAATATTATTATGATCTAAATCGGGAAGGTTATTAAAGTAATTTTTAAAATGGTCATATGACGGTGCGATCCCTTCCTGATTTATATAATCATGGAAAAAGGTTTTTGATATAGTGCCGCCGGATGCTATATGTCTAGCATAAATGAAATTTTCTATTCTATCGTTAAATTCTTTCCATTTATCAGAATCTTTTGGTTTATATTCAATAAGGTCTAAAATAATATTATACCGGAAATTAAACCATTCATTTAAAAAAATATCTGCTTGATATAATGCCAGTTGACGTTTATTCATATCGTCTGACATTGCAGGCAGGCCGCTTCCTGGTTTTATAATTTCAATATTGCTCTTGTCTGATTCAAATGGAATACATTTTTCAATTTCTTCAAAAAGCTTTTCAGGATTTCCGCCATCGGTAAAATAATCATCTATATCGTGCCCGGCTTTTATATCGCTGAATTTTGACCAGTTAAGGCATTTGATTGATTTCGTTTTTATGTAGCAGCTAATAGCTCTCGCTAGTTTATTTTGTCCCTTGCGTCCAGCCGTATCATTATCATATAATATGACAACATGTTTTGACTGCAGGAATTCCCATTTTGATGTGTCTAAGTTTTTATAATTAATATTTGTTTCACCGGCCGATAGTGTTATTCCGTAAATACCGGTATTTTGATAAAATGTGAATAGATCCCATTCGCCGGCTAGGATATAAATAGTGTTTTGTTTTTTAAGATTGATGTTTTCCAGATTTAGAATATGGTTTCCTCTGATGCCGGGAATACCCTTCCAGCCATTATTTTTACCAGTATCTAACCATTTGATTGGTTTACCATTTTTTATAAAACAGAGTTTTTTTGATGAATTGGATTTAAATCTTACGGAATGAATTTTGAGAGGAAAAATATCTAAGAGTTTTTCATTTAGTCTGTGCTGTTTACCGGATGATTTTCTATATTTATAAATTTCTTTTTCAATATCTGAGAATTCTTTTTGAAGGTTTTCATTTGATTTATATCCCAATCGAAATGGGCCGCCGGATTCTTTTGTTCGCTGGCATTTCCAATTTCCGGTTTGAGAGTGCCAGACAAAATCGCCCTTTTCTCCGTTGCAAATTGGGCATTTTTTAACTCGGTACCAATTCCCGGATAATTGCCCGGGATAGTTAACGCGCATGAAATTAAGAGCATCGGATTCTGGCATTTGGTATATTATATATTCCTTTTCTTCCCCTGTTCCTGAATATCTATTTTTTCTTCATCTAATATTATTTTATCCGCTTTGGCGTTGAATTCTGGCACTCCACTCCAGCCTAATTTTCTAAATGGGACAAATTCCTCAACAGAGTAAAAAACTCCTCTTTCTGCAATATATTCTTCATCCTTATTTCCAAGTCTTTCTGCGTAATTCATTTTCATTATTTCTTCCCCTGTTCTAATGTATTAAATGATTGTTCTAATTTATCAATACGTTTTATTATATCATCCGTTTCAACAATATTCGTAACGGCATAAACCATAAGTAAAATTAAAATTGTTGTAACCATACTTATAAAATAATTCATATTTCAATCCTATTTATTTCTCTTCTTCTTCTTTTTGGCCTTATTTAATTTAATAGCGTGATATAGATACTGTAAAAATAAAATATCAAATGACCATCCGATTATAGTCCAATAGCCAATTGAAAATAGGCTATATCGATTTGAATTTATATCAATATTCAATACATCAAAAGAAAAATATTTGTCCTCAAAATCCATCCACAAATTTAGCGCTTCTATCTTAATGTCTTTTATTTCCATTTCATTTCTCCAATTGACTTTTTATAATTTTCTTAATAAAACATAAAACAATAAATAATATTAAACATATCAGCATCCACATATCATTAATATACTTTATAAAATTAATTACATTATTGATATAAAACAACAAATAATCCTGAACATTTTTGATATTACGATAATAATATAAAAAGAGATGATAAATTAAAGTCGTTAATATCAGAACAATTAAAATTCTCCCGACTTTTTCACCGGAGGTAATAGTTTTATATTTTTTATCAGATTTGTTAAAATATAATTTAATCATTCTTTAATAAACTTACCGGCACATTAAAAAGCTGATCACATTTTACACCAGACTGTTTACCATTGGCTGTCATTTTCCATTCTTCGCAAATTTTATATCCTGCAAATCTTCCATGAGGCGTAATTGCTTCTAATAATTTATTACAATCTGATTGCTTTCCCTGTTTTAGGCATAATTCATAAATAATTTTCAACGATGTTTTATCGCCATTCTCAGTATAAAATTTCTTTTGGAAATAATCGCATCCAGCAAAATAAGAAATTAAAATTCCTACCGCTAAAATTACAACCATTGACATACTACCTATTAAAATATTTTCTCTCATTTTTTTCTCCTTAAGAATTCATTATAAAATTTTTTACGTCGTCTATCTGCTATAAAAATTATTACCAGTAATAATAAACATATTATATAAAAATAGATCATTTATTTCGCTTATTTCTAGTTTTATAATTTTATCAACTGTTGAGATTTTACATTGTTATTCTGTTTTCTGTTCACGGAATCAAATAATGTATATTGGCTTTTGTAATTTTCTATCCACTTGGTAGCGTCTTTAAAAAAATCCTTTTTTATCTCGAATCCATAACCACGCCGCCCGGTTTTCAGTGCGGCGATCAATGTGCTTCCGCTTCCCGCTACCGGATCAATTACTACATCATTCGGATCCGTAAATAATTCTATCAATTTAATTAGCAATTTTATCGGTTTTTGTGTTGGATGAATTTTCTCTGATTTTGTATCCCGGTCAACGTCGATGCAATTAAATACCATCTTTCTATGATTATTAAATTTCGGTAATTTATCCCGATAAAGTAGTAATCCATACTCACAATTCCCGACAACCCGCATATTCGCTTTTAAAACTTGTGCAGAAAAATTTTTCCTGAATATTAAATTTATATAATTATTTATCCCGTATCTTTTGGCAAGTTCAATTAAATGGAATTGCTGTTCAAATTCGCAAAACACAATCATGCACGGTGCTTTCCCTCGTTGCTTTGGCTCCTTCCGCATCATCTTACTACAAAAATGCATAAACTCCGGCGGTCTGAAGTTCTTATCTGTATCAAAAAAATCTGTCCCTGCGAGATCGCTTTCGCCCTGTTTATTATCTCCGCCGACATACCACGCAGGATTTGATCCATAAGCTTTATTACCGACATTAAACGGTATATCAGCGATTACTAATTGCGCCTTTGGAAGCCCGTAAACTTTATAATTCTGGTAATGATTGTTAAATAATTCTACTTTTTCCATAATTAAATGCCGTCTAATATCCTCTGCAGGATATCCATGATAATTTCCTCTTTAAAATAATTACCGTTTTCATCCGTATCCATTTTTACAATAAATTCGCCATTATGATAATTCGATTGTATTATTTTATTCTTGTCCATAAAATATAACCCAAGATATAATTATAAACCATAGTAAAAATAATAATGCCTCACCCATTTTTTTTATCTTTAATTATCTTTAAACAATCGTCTGATAATATCATATAAACTGCTTCTAATTTATATTTATCTTTCATTTGCATTTTATATTCCGGACTGCATAAAAGTGCATTAATTAATCTCATCCAGTATCTGTTAATTTTTAGTTTATTTTCCATCTTTATAAAACTCCTTATAATTTTTTATAGTCCCCCCGATTAATCCATCGGCAGTTTCTTTTTTCTTTTCTAAGTTTTTCAATATTTCACTATCAATTGTTGGCTTTAATTTCCCGGATTTAACATCTTCAATCCATGATACAAAATCAACAATTATCATATTATTTTTAAGTCCTTGTCTAAAAAGTCTTGCCTCAATTTGATAATTATCCTTGTAGCTGTATGACCTTGAAAAGAAATACATATGCCTGCAATTTTTTTGAAGACCATCAATGCCAATTCCTGCAGCTGATTGTAAAATAATAAAATCATTATCACCTGTTGAAAATTCCTGTCTGGCCTCTTCTCTTTTATCAGGTTTTACGCGGCCGCAAATAATACCAACTTTAAAACCCATATCAGATAACATGCCATATATACTATATATGTCTTGAATAAAACTGGCAACGATAACAGCTTTTATTTTTTTATTGAGATGATTTTCTCGGATGTAATCTTTTAATGCATATAATTTACATTCAGATAATGGCTGGTTTCCGATGCGTTTACCGGCCTCGTTTTTTAAAATAATACTGCCACTTGTAATTTGTCTTAAATAATTTATCTGAGTGACTTTGTGGACTGATGTTATTTCAGTGTTTTCAAGAATCAGTATTGATTTTTTTAACATATCAATATATGATTCTCTATCATCGCCTGTTAAAACTACATCAATTTTTTGATAAATTTTCTCAGGCATATCTAAACAGTTTTCAATTTTTACAGTCTGGCTCATACTAGAAATAACTTTTTTCAATTCATTGCGTTTATTAGATAGTAATATTCGCCTAAACCCTGTGTAATCTTTTCGTGTAAATGTTTCTAAATATCGCCAATAACTTTTACCAAAATTTAAACCAATATCTAAAAATGTAATTACAGAATAAACATCTTGTGGTTTATCAAATGGAGTTCCTGACATTGCCCACCTGGACTTAAATAGATGTGCATTTTTTAAAAGCTTCTTAGTAGTTTTATTTTTAAAATTTCCTATTTTGTGACATTCATCCAGGATACAGACTGTAAAATTTTTTAAAAGTATTGCCTGCCATATCTCATCGTTTAATAATGACTCATAATTTATAATATATATATGTGCATAGCGAGATAATTCTTTTAATTTATTTTTTTTATCGCCTGTTATAATTACATAAGTAAAATTTGTATATTGTTCTATCTGTTCTGCAATAGTTGTGAATACGTTTTTAGGACAGACATAAAGAACCGTCTGTCTGGGTTTAAGGCGGATCCGAATCATTTCTAAAATCGCTAAAGTTTTACCGGTTCCGGTATCAAAAAATAAACCTCCGTATCTAGCATTAATGAAGCGTTTTATAAATCCCTTTTGATGAAGAAAAAGGAAATCTCTGATTTCATCAATATTATTATCTGGAATTTTTCGTTTTTTATATTTCTGTGCTTCAAAAATTTTGTCTTGAATTTTATTTAAATCGATTATATCAGAGTATCCTGCAAATTCCTGGACATCGCAATTATAAAGATATTTATTAATGCCATTGATTTTAATTTGAGATAAAAGCATTTCTTCTTTAGCGTCAATTATTTGCAATATGTTTGTAATTGTAGGCATTTATCTAAAATGTATAGTACTCCCGCGAGTATTCTTTATTTGTTTTTGATCCGTAAATAGATAAACCCATATTAATTAAACCTCGTTCAATTATTTACTTTCATCATTTCATATCTGTTTATATCTTTTGCGAGTGAATAAACTTTGCTTTTTATAGAATCGGTATTACAATTTTCTACTCGCATATATTTAATTGTTTTAATTTCCTGTTTATTCCATCCGAGTGCGACAGGCAAGTCATAACCATTTTCATTAATCTTTAAACTGATATACATTAGAAGTACATTTATAATTCTTTTTTCCTGTTTTTTTATTTTATCTAGCTCGGGAAAAATAATGCTAACAGAATCATCTACACCTTCAGTAGTTACTATATTACTCATTTAGTCTTGGATCCCAGAATCAATAGTTATAAGTTTGATATCATGCAACATAATTTTAATATTTTTTAAAACAGCAAACGCAATAAAACACTCAATATACAATGTCCTATTTATAAAATCAGTAGGCACTATTGTTTCCCATAGCATATCAGAAATAGAATATTCAAGTCTCTGATGTTTTAAACAACATTTACATGTTTGACCATTTGATAATATTCTTATTGCATTTAATTTTTGTAATTTTATTTGCCACGTCATAATATTTCTCTTTATCCCTCGTCTTAAATTCCAGAATCATAGATCCGACATCTCAAAACCAGTTATTTCCTGAAATAGATCCTTATCAATTCTTCTACCTAAATATTCACATAGATAAATAAATATAATTTTAAAACCCACTTCTTCAATTGGAACATATTTACCGCTATCAAAAAAACAGACCTCTTTTGTTCCATCAGTGTAGATATAGTAAGTGCAATATTTATTTTCATCCATCCACAACCAAAAATTATGTTCGGAAGTTTTATCTTTAAATATCGTATCCATTTTTTTATTTATTTATTTCCAGTAAGATTTTTTCAATTTCTTCTGCTATATTTCTATTTACATTATACCATGTGAATTTATTTTTTTTTCTGTTAGGATACCAGCAGCATCCACCAAAGGTTTTTAGAAATCTTTCTTGTAACTCAGTAAGTTTTCCTGATGCTTTAACCTCTATAAAAATATTTGATAAATCATATCGAATCATCAAGTCGCTGATTCCGGCTGGTTGATATGGCCCAGCTTCTAATCTGATAACAGGTATTTTATAATTTAATAATACTGTTTTTAGTTTTTTAATCCAATATTTTTGATTTTTCATAATTACAATTCCAGCAAGGGGCAAGTTACTAATATAAAAACTTTGATCACAATGATTATATTTTCACAAGCCCCCATCTTTTATTTTTAAAAGGATTCAGGGCGCATCCTTTCCCGTTTTTGAACTGAATAGGGAAACAGTATTAGAAATTAAAATTTAAAAAGGAAGGTCGTCTTCAGTTAACTCATTTTCATTATTGACATTTTCGAGTATCTGTTTCGTTTCATTGCCTGTCATTGGCGGCAACTGCTTTGGCTCATCGTATTCGATAGCATCATTAGAAACAAGTATCCGATTTTCGGTTGCTGAGACTTCTTCAAGATGTTCTTTTTTTAATTCTTGAATCATGTTCCCGAATTTTTCAGCAAATTCTTTTTCCTTGCAGGTATTAGCACCTTGAATGATTTTAAATGTCGGTTTAAAATATTTTTGACCATCATCATTGACAGCTTGTTCAAGTGATAATTCCAGAAAATTTGTAGAGATGTGTCTTGAATGCATTCGTAAAATTTTCCTTGCTGATTCAAATGAATGCCATGCACTGGAGCCGAATGAAAAGATTATATTTTCTTTTCCATTTTGCCAACCTTTTATGCGGCCAATTATCCAACATCTATTGCTTAGTTGTCTGTATTTTTCAGGATCTTTAATCCAATCTATCAGATTTGCATTTCTAAAACTGCCCAATGATTTTTGTTTTTTGCCGAATGGTGACATTAAAGTTCTGGCAACGGGAAGTGCATCATCATCAGTCCACTGTTCGCGGTCTTTCTCGGAGAGAATTCCTTTTGTTAGACTAATTGAGGGATGAGCGTAAAGAGCAACCATTTTAATTGGTTGAGTGAGTTTTGTTTCTTCATTTGTATCAATATTAACTAATATCAACTCATTCAAATCGGCCCTTACAAAAGCCCCGAATCGTTTAAAATATTTTTGACGAAATTCAATTCCTCCCTCGACGGTTTCATCGTCCTGATTCCAGGTTTCAATTTCCGGTAGTTTTTGATTCTGTTTAGTGTTTTTTGTTGTTTGCTTTGTCATTGTTTTTACCTTTGTTGTTTTTTTTGTTATTTTTGTTATTGTTTAAATTTACATTATTAAATAATGCCAGTTAATTTTTATTTTGATTTGATTTTAAATATTTTTTATTTCCGGATCATCCTGATTATTTTTCAATCTTTTAACGGCTTCTTCTAATCCTTCAATTATCGATTTTCTTTCTGCATTAGAAATATAATTAGATGTTCCTGGTGAATAAAAAGGAAAAATGAGTAAAACAAAACCATAGCCCTTGATTTCATTATCAATATATTTTGCAAACAGTCCATTTTTTATCCTTTTTAATTTTATTTCCTTTTTTTTGTAATTTTAACAACTGGTTTATTATAAACATTAATAAGTTTTTTCTCAATTAAATTTTTGGAAATTTCAGAATCTATTTCTTTTAGAATAGAATTTAGTTTTCTTCCATCACTATACCCAAAGCCCGCTAAAATATCTAATAGCTCTCGGCGTTGTTCGGTATCTTTGTTTCCGCCTGCAATAGATATTATATTTTCATAACTGAATTTAACATTAGAGTCTTCCAGTGACATTTTTTCTACTCCGGAATCGATGGCATCGGCAACAAGTGAATCCTCAGACTCTCTTTGTAGTTTTTTCAAATCTTTAAGAATTGATTCAACCTCTTTAATTTTTTCTAACAGTTCAAAATATTCATTCAATTTTTCCATTTTTAGTCCTCTATATAAAAATTTTCTTTGAATTTATCAGTATTGAAAATATTCTTATTTATTTACACCCCCGCTTCACGCTCTTCCCATTTTAATTTAACGCCTGGAATTTTTTTACCGGCTTTAAAGTCAGCCTTTACTTTTGACTCGTTTAAAATTAAATATTCAATGGGGATTTTTTTTAAATCATATTCTACAATAACAGGAACTTTATATTTTCTGATGGCACTTACTATCGGTTCAGGTTTTTGAATAATTGTTTTCGCAGAATTTAAAACTGAATCAATATCATTTGCTTTTTCAAGTAGTTCTTTTTTACGCTGTTCTTCTTTTCCTTTTAAATATACAGATTTTTTTCTTGTTAGTTTTCTGCTTGAGTCATCGAGTGGCGATTCGATACCGTTAGAAAAATCTTTTATTTCATCAACCTTGGCTTTGTAAGGCGCTATTAATATTTTTTTTCGGTTTTGAATTTGTTTCAAATAGAAACGCAATTTAGAAATTAGGTCATCAGTAATCACAAGTTGCTCATCATTGTTAATTTCTAAATTATTGCATTGAGTTATACCAGATAAAATTTGTTCTCTGGAAATTCCCTCAAAAAATAAAATTTGTAGTTCCGCTTTATTCATTTAATATTTCCTCATTATCCATAATTTATTTAAATTTTTCGATTTCTTTAAATTCTCTCGGTGGATTAGGCAATTGACCTGGCTGTATTTTGAATTCACGAAATAATGCTTCAGCTACTGCCAGATTATTTCGTGCACCGCGAATAGTATCAGTAGTCATTTGATAATTAAGTCCGTTATTTTTTGAAAATTCCAAAATGGACTTATATTTTTTTAAAATTATATTTTTAATTTTTTCTGAATCTAGTTTTTCCATGATCATGTATACTACTATAGTAGTTTTTTGTCAACCTTAAAAAATCCCGGTCAAAAGATCGGGCAATTCTGAGATACTATTTCTAATTTGCTGCAATAATATAATCTGCAATTTCATCATAATCAACATTTTCCGGAATTTCATCAACCGGGTCAATCCCGCCGCAAAAATATTGATAAACTTCATCAGATGAAATAATAATGTCTTCAACTATTCCCGCCTCTTTGTGTTTTAAATATTCTATTATTCGTTCTTTTTTATTCATTTTTATCCCCGGTTTTCTTTTTATATTATATACGACGACAATAGTAGTATATACCATGCAAATGTCAACCTGAAAATAAAAAAAATATACTATTTTAGAAAAAAATTCAATTTTATGGAAATTCCAAAATAGGTGTCCAGATAAGGGACGATGAATAAAAACGCCATGACGGGCATTAAAACGCCTTAATATTGTGTTTTTATATCAGCTATTCTCCAGGTAAAAAAATACCCCGAATCCGGGGCATCTTAATAAAATTCTATACCTAAAATAATTGTCTAATTAAAAATATTTGACAGAATTTGTCAAAAAAAACTCGCCAGGCAAAATGAAATCACAGGTAGCGTCCTGGCGAAATTGTGAACAAGGCTAAATATATTAATTCTTTTTGGATTTTAAATATATTCAGCTTTATTCTTTTTTCCGTTTTCCATTATAAAACGCGAGCCAGACAGATACAAAACCCAGATATCCAAGAACAAGAGTATCTGAAATCGGAAAATTGATTTCTACTTTAAACATTCCAATAATAGCGAAGATTAATTTCAATACCAATATTAATGCTAAGATTGATAAAAATAAAAATAACCAAAAATATGGAGGATGGAATTTACCTTTTTTAAAAAAGAATTGTTTCATATTACGCCTTTAATTCATATGGACAATCATTTATTGATATAAGCAAATAACTTATTCTTTTGATACCGGTTTTCTTTATCTGCGTTAGTAATTTTTCATATGATTCTTTATTCCGGATGACCTGGCAACCGGCTCCGTGCTTACTGATATCGCCGGGAGTAGAATATCCATGATGGAAATTTATGGCAGATTTTTTTATCACATAAATATTATCATCATTTTTAAAATTTTTGTTCTTATCCCGCCAGCCTTTGCATTTTCCCTTCTGAACCAATGCCTGATAGCCTCTGTGAAACCCAATACCCCATAAATTCTTATGGAAACCATAACACAGATGAAATGCACCGTCACTCTTAAGTGGTTTCTTTGTATAGTAAACACCAGGGTCAGTCGTGCCCTCATATTTGCCCAGAAAATCGCCAATATTTACAAGGAAGAAATCATTCCATTCGCCGGGATCCGATTCATTCCGCACTCCCATAATATTTACTTCTCCCCAGTCAGCTCCAAAGTTTCTATATATGTTTTTCATTATGAGGATTGGATCATCCGGGCTAAACTCTGTAGGTATTAGGTTTGTGGAATTGACTTGCATTGAATTAAAAAAACCCTCAAGCAATTTTAAAATAAAATTAAATATTTTTTGCATATTAATCTCCGTGTTTTGATTTACAAATCTCTTTCATTGCCTTGCTTTGCTCTTCCACCCTGGCGATTTTTGTTGAATTGGAATTGACCTGGTTTTCCAGAACCTTAAATGATTCCCTGTAATCGATGTCAGTGCTGCGGACATTGGTTTTAATTTCTTGAATCAATTCCTTTCTGTCCGACTTTTCCTCATCAACTTTTTTTTCCAGTTTTTTAAATTTACAGTCTATGGTTTTAAGCCAGCGGCGTATGCCAAACCAAGCAACCCCAATAAGAAGGCTGAGAGCATAATTGCCGAATTTAAGTAATAAATCAATGTATATATTTTGTTCTGATTCCAAAATTTTTCCCTTTTGTGCTTCTGATTGGACATCTAATTATAATTCTCCCCATTCCACTTGACCCGTTCCATGTATATCGCGGACCGGTTTACTTTGTTTTTGTTTTTTACCATCGGTTGGAATCACCGTAAGTTCATATTCTACGTCGCCCAACAATGATGATAATATTAAATCAGTTTCCCATCCCCCATCCTCATCTGTTTCAATTTCTATAAATTGGTAGGGGACATTAATATTCGTAGCCGCACCTTCTGTAAGCGTCGGTACCGTAATTTTAACTTTTGCGCCAGTATCCGGAATCCCATCGGATTTATAAATATAACCATATACGTTTACTACTGTTACATCAATTTCAGGAGGATTATAATCATATGTATATGCTAGATTACCAATACTCGGAGTAGTTGTTCCATCCTCGCTATGTAAATGAATTACGGGAATTAAGGTTCCCGTGAATTCTGATCCATTTGCCTGAATTTCTGCTGCGGTATTTGTTTGCGAATATCCCGAACTATTTACAACTACTGAACCATTCCAGTATTTTTGAACTCCATCAACTTTAATAGTATATTTTATATCATCGCTTCCGGATTTGTTAACAGTTTCCACAAATGTAATGAGTTGATCTGCTGAAATCGCTGTGTTCGGTTCGATGGTAGGATTATCGGTAGCATATATTTGCCCTGCATATGTCAAAGTCAGGTCGGCAGCATCCATCTGGACGCTTCCATTATTTGTTACTAACTCAATAGTAACTGTATTCGCCGTTGGCAATGTTGCCATGTTTGCCAAAATATCTGCAATAGGACTCGCCGTAGCCCATGTGCCAGAGCTTGCTGTCCAACCTCCTGAATAATATAGGTCATTTATAATCCATCTCGGTGAATTAGTTTCTGTAGAAACTATATTTGTAAATGCTTGCAATAACCCGCCGCCTGAATAAATAAAATCTGGTAGTGTGACCACATCGCCTAAATAGTCTGCTTCTGGCAATGTATATCCTTTGGTATAATTTGTAGTATGCTGAACTTCTGAAAACAAAATTAAATCTTTTATAGAATGGTTTGACGTGTCACCTGTCCCAACGTTTGTCCCTACTCTAATCAGTCCTATTGCACTTGAACGAGTTCCGATTACACCTGTCTTTGTTGCCCCAAACTGTGTCCCGTCAATAAATAGCCGGATAGCAGTAGTCCCGCCGCCAACCGTATCAATTGCAAAATTTAACTCAAATTCATAGTCGGTACCGGCTGTTGGATTCCATACCCCCAAATCCTCAGTCATAATTGTCCCAGTTGTTTGGTTATTCATAACAACCTTTATATTTCCATCTGACGATTTATGGTATATATTTACTAAATTTGATGCATCCTCTGACGCCTCAGAGATTACTATAAAGTTTCGTATTGCTGCCGGTGAACCTGAATAATTAGGTTTTAAAATAAACCGAATGCAACCCGTTTGTATTAAATTATCAGCATTATTTAAACCTGCGTAATCAACATATTTTACCCCGCCAGTTTTTAAATCTAAATAACCGCCTGATGCCATAGCTCCGCCTGAAGCTGTCCCCGTTAGCACTCCGCCGCCGGCGTTTAGATTTATATCAGTTGTGTATGTCGCGTAGCAAGTCGCATCAGTTGGCCGTTGATCTTTTTGTTGAACTTTACCGCCTGTAAATTCTGATTTATCAGAGTCGTATGTAAATCCAGTATCACTATCAAACGGCTGATTAAAGTCCTGTCCTGGATTATCTTTTAATTTCAGCGCCGCATTCCCTCCGGAGATTTCTATATCATCCGAATCAAAAGTATAATTATCTTCATTATCAAATGGTAGATTTATTCCGAGTGACATGATTTACACTCCCCTTAAAAATTCCATAAATTTTCTTTACGCCCTGATTTTTTTTGCCTCGGTTTTTAAATTTTAAATCATTGTTCAATATATTTATTAAATTGGATGAAAAATCAAAAACTGTAAAATGAAGTGGCAATATGTTTTTCACTAAGTCCATTTTCAATTTTTGATTTGTTGTCTTAACCCATATTATAGTTCTATTAATCATATATACAAGTGTTTTTTCTTTTGGGATAGTTTGAATATTTATTTTATTATATCCAATTTCATTAAATCCGTCAAGCAAATAATAGTTACAAAAAAGCATCAGAGATTCATTATCAAAAATTAAATAAATCCTTTTATATTTTTTATAATTTTCAATAATATAATCACACTTATCTACCCAATTGTAATGCTGTAATTTTTCATTTTTTTCAGTTTGTATAAATATATTTTTAAACATACTACTTTTTTTGATTTTTATCAAAATTATTAAATTGTTTTTTTGTATTTTTTTTACTGCTTAATTGTAATAATATTTCTGTAGCCCTGGAAGCGCTTAGGCTACTTTTTTTTGTTATCCAGTTGTGAATTGTGCCAGAATTTAACTCCAAAATCTCTGCAATTCGAATCAATTTATAGGTTTTCATGGTGAAAATTGCTTCATTTATAATCTTTTCAGCATCAGAATTATGTTTTTTTAAGAAATTTACATCCATTTTTATTATTCAAATATAATTTTATCGTATCGATTCCCTTTTAATATTGTTTTCAGCCCGTCTTCATTATTTGCTAAATTAACTAACGCTTCCATCCGGTAAAATTCGGCACGAAATGACTCAATACAGGTTTTAATTTTAATTTTTGTTGCCTCATTATAAATATCAAGCGCCGCATTTGAGATTTTGTAATCAGGAAGTAAAGAATTTCGCTTTTCAAACGCTAATTTAGAAATTTTTTCTTTATAGCTTGATTTTAAATCTGTTAAGCGGTTAGAATTTTCAACAGGGAGACCATTTGTCCCTTTTTCATATAAATGATTTCTATTTTCATCATAAATTTGTAAATTTTCTCCGGAATCTGCAATATGATAATTTTCTTCAGTTCTATCTTGTGTTAATAAATCAATACTATCCTGATTTTTTGGATACATTATATTTATTAGTTTACTATTTTCATATTCATAAAAAATCATTTTATTATCCTAAAATAAATGCTAATATTGAAATATCAATCACTGATGTCCCGGATTGTTTCTCCATTCTTAAATATGCACCGCCTACTGAAAAATAAGAAATAGGGAATATCCCTTGATCTTTTGCTAATAGATCAAATGAACCGCCCTGGGCGAATACCGAAACACCACACATATCATTAGTCCCGCTTGAACCTTCATATAAATTTACAGCATTTGACTTTTCTAATCTAACCTGAACAATAACAGAATTTATTCTTGAGTCTTGAGAATTATCAGAATATAAATCTGAATCCGTTATAGCATAGTTTACTGCTGATGTAGTTAATGTTATTGTCTGCGCTGTTTCTAACCAAACTATATTATGGTGCCCTGTTTGATAATTTGGCACCCAATGACCGCCGGTTGAATTTGCCATTATGTCTGACATTATCCTAAGAGGAATTCCAAAAGACTGACCATAAATATAATCGCAATATAAATCTCCGGTGGGGACATTATTTGTTGACCATCTTATAGATACATACTCAATCGCAGTTCCAAATCCCGACAAATCACCCATCGTTCCGAATAACCATTGATAGCCTGTGCTTACATCGGATGGCCCAATTGATTTTATCAATTGATAGTTTATAAGTGCTTTATCTTTATCGTAAAGAGCCGCTTCTAGTTCAAATGTCCCGGCTACAAATCCGGCTGATTTTTTAAGCCTAAATAAATAATTTAACCCCTCTGCATGAGCAATGGGAATATAAGATTGAGTCCCCCCGGGGCTATAATAAGAATAATATGGGGTTCCATCTGCTATCATCTTAAGGGATCTTTTTCCGTTTTCTCCATCGAGAGAATAAATCATTTTTTGAGAATGAATACTGAAGCAAAACTTTTCTAATGCAGGATCTAATTGATTCCAAATTTGAGCACCATCTATTTTAGATTTAATCTCACCATCTATTACAGCATCTCCATCTACATTTAAACTCTCTGATACATAAATACTCCTAGTAATACTAAAATCTTTATCAATATATAATGTATCTTCATCAAACGACAACGTAGGACCGTCAGTAAAGACTAAATCATCTGTTAATTCTATGCCTCCCTCGACGCCTAAATTCGTAGGGACTACAGAGACCTGATTTAATTGATACCGCCCCTTAACAACAGTTCCCGTTCCCTTATAATTTATTTTAACATAGTTTCCATCTTCAGAACTATTGAAATTAAATCTTGCAGTTGAATAAAATGTATCAACGTCATCGTCAACATAATCAACTCTAAACTCATCAAATGCAGGGACGGTGCTAAATGTCACTTCATTATATTCGGTTCCTCCCGTAAGCGGATCGCCTGCCTCGTTTGCAACTTGCACTGCCGTTATATCGCCTATCTCACCTGAGAAGTAGGGAACTTCATTTGATATGATGCCATATATCCCCGGAGTAGATTCAAGTTCATCTATTTGATGAACCTCTTCCAGATCCTCCTCAAACGTATCTCCCGAAAACGGATCAACGCGCCAATTTTTAAAAATATCTGTAAATGCCACTACCTTCTCTCCAGGGTGTATTTAAACTCTGTCGCTTGCTTTAAGAGACTCTGAACATAATCAGCCATTGTAGGCAAATTCTGCCCAAAATCGCCTTTTACATACGCACCATTCGATGAAAAATTATAATTTATCTTTTTTAAATTCAATGTATATGATTTTGCTCTCTGGCCGATTATTTCAACTTTATCAATCCAAATTTTTCTAGTCGATGAAAAATCACCGTCAACCCTAATTCCAAAATATTGCAATGAAGCAACATTTTCATTTTTTAAATTAATGTCTATAAAAAACCATCTGCGAGTTATAGCGACTGGAATTGATGTTGTATAATCATCCCAGTCGCTACTGCCAACACCGAATGTTAAATAATTTCCTGTATTTGTTGCACGAATCCAAAACCGTACAAAATCGATTTTTCCCGCTTTTATTATTTCGTTATCATTTACCCATATGTCGCCATCAGCCGTTTCAAATTCTAGTCGGATTCCACCTGCACCATAAATATAATAATCGATATCATCATAAATAGCACTGTCGCCTGCACCAGTTTTAGAAAATAAACCTTTATCATCTAAAGAAAGCCATACATCATTAAATCCGGAATAAGGGAGAATAGTCCTGTAATTTTTTTCGGTTTCGTAATAATCCCCTATTGATTTTAGTCTTGCCTGAAAAGCAGCTGATTGCTGAGGATCTTTGTTTCGTTCAAGTAGAGCATTTCCAATGATAGCGGCATCGGCATCATCAAAATATGCAGGAATTTGATATTGCAGTTCTCTTTTACCGTATTTTGCAATTGACGTATCATCATTGAAAACACCTGCAACTGCCCAGCCCGATTCATTAGACCCCTCACCAGCCTGTCTGGTAACAATTATTGAATTTTTTATCTCTCTGTTATTTGTTTTTGGCTTAAATGAATATACCTGATGTCCCGCAAAACGTGTTTTTTGAGAATCACTTTCCCTTAATTTAAAATATAAATCCCTATCACCATCAATGCCCCATCTAGCGCCAACCATATCAGCAAACATGTCTAAAACATCAGAGATTGGCGCCTTGCTGATTTCGATTTCACTTACTGTTGATGTTCCTATCGGATTTTCAATTTTACTACTATCATAATTTATAGAACAATAAGGGGTAATATAATTTTTAACAATATCATCAACAATATAGCCTATGTCAGTCACCGCTGGATAAGTCGCTTCAGCTTTTAGCCCGTCCGAGCCTGTGATATAATAAGAAAGTCCTTGACCGCTATATGTGTAATTTCTTTTTTTAACTCCGTATTCAGGTACATCTAAAATCAATCCGCTATACCATGTATAAATTGTATTAAAAACTTTTATTCCAATATACCCCATCGGATTAATGGAAAATGATGGCAGATAATTTAATTCTAATTTAAAAGAACTGCATCCATGCTCATCAAATGAAAATTCAATTTCTTTTATAATGCTCCGGCCAACAGTTGAAAACAATTTTCCATCAATACCACCCGAGCGATTGTAAATTGTGATAACAATATTATCTAAATCGGAACCATATCGCAAGTAATATGTTTTCGGCCTATTATAAACACGCCTGCCAGAAACGCCAAATCCTATTTGAGTCCGTTTAGACATTAAAAATAATTTCTATTCCTCCATTTAATTGTAATATTAACGTCTCCATAAGCACTAGTATATGTAATAACATTATCGCCAGGAACCAATGGAATAAATCCGGTATTATCTGCAACTGAACTAGAAACATCTGTTATTATCCCTCCGGACGATGTAAGTTCAACAGTTCCCCCTAACGCAGTCCCATTGATTTCTAATGATGCTCCAACGATTAAATTTGCAGCAGATACCGTAATCGCAGCGCCGTTAGCTGAATTTCTCAGCGTAAATTCTGATATAGTGCTTGATATTGGTTCAATTATAATAATGCAATCAGTTGGCAAATCGTCTGCTGATACCGTTATTGTTTCGCTGTCTGCAGTTCCGCCTGATGGACTGCTTTCTTCGTTTTCTGTTGTATCCTCCCATACGGCATTTAACCAAATTAAATCAAATCCGGTTGTTCCAACTCTTCTTATGAGCGTCCGATCAGATTCATCTTTTATGCCTGATAATGCTATCCTGGCCCGTCTGCTGGTATCAGAATCTTCTATAAAATAATCAGTTATTTCTATTCCTGATGAATTATATTTTGCGCGGAAAAATGCTATTAAATTATTTAAAATTGTTAAATAATCCGCATCGGTTGTTTTCGCCTCATTTCGTGAAATTCTAAATTTACGCGGTCCTGCATTGCCATCGCCGGTTTCCTCACCGCCATCTTGTTCATACCGTTCTATTGATTTTACGCGTAAATCTAAATCGCCAGGAATTAAAATAAAATATTTATCAAGTGTAAATTCAGTTGCATCCTTTGCGCCAGTTGATAGATAGCGTACAATTTTTAAATTCATTAAACAGCAACCCTCCGACGGACATCTTCAGCAAGGTCTCTGTTAATCAAATCTACAACTTCCGGAATCATCGCATTTATATCATTTACTATTAGTGATCGTTCCATGAAATTTATATTAATAACTTTTCCTAATGGCTCACCACTAAATTGATTTGCCATATTATCTGCAATATCAAGAAATTTTCTAGTTCGAGCCACATCAAGATACCCTTCGCCGCCTTCTCCCTCGATATTCATCCCTCCGCTTGCATGAGAAGGACCGGATAAAACACCACCAGATTGCATTCTGAGTTCTGCCGGTTTTCTCGGTTTTGATTTATTTATTACATTTATTTGCATGATGGTGCTTGCAGTAATTAATCCTGTAATCGCACTGGCAATGGCAACACCAGCAGGGACAAGAGGCGCAGTTGCTGCCAGGCTCTGTGCATATGCTTGTCCTATTGCTGCCGCACCTGTGGCTATTGTAACACCAATTTTAGCTGCCTTTGTTTGATTATATACTGCAAGATCTCTTTCCCATTCCGCTCGTGTTTGTGTGCGCCTTGCTTTGGATGCTCTTTTTTCCTCGGCATTATCTAGCCGTCCCATTTTTTTTAGAAATTTTTCAGTAGTTCTTGTTATTGCATTGTCTTTTTTCTTTTCAAGTTTTGCAATTTTATTTGCAGTTTTTCGTGCCTGGAGTTCCTGCTTTGTTTTTTCTGCGTTATCATTCCCTGTTCGTTTATCGCCATATGTTTTTGCAAGGTCTGTGATTGATTCTTCAAATCTTTGCTTTTCAGATTCCAACCATAAATTATAATCGCCCTCCATTATTGCATCTATAATTTTCCGCTGTTCATTGTCTGCTGTTTCTTCGTCGAGAATTTCTTTTTTGGCTTCGAATTTTGCCCGTTCATTTTCAACATATGCTTCAAACTCAGCTTCCATCCTGGCTTTTTCTGTCTGGAATTCGTTATCTAATATAAGTTTTCTCCGAAGTGCTGCATTTTCAATGATACTTATTTTTTCATTTTCGGTGTCTTCTAATGCCTTTATTTGTGCATCATAGTTGCCGATAAGATATTCCAATTCGTCATCATGCGCTTGCTGCATTGCCTCTTTTGTTTCTTCATATAATTTCTCAGCCCTTGCATTAACTACCTGCATTTTTATAATCATTTCATCTGCTGCTCTGGAAATTCCCGCTGCCATAGAATCAGCTATACTACTAACCTGACTTGTTACTGTTTGTGCAACTCCGATAAAACCCTGAATTGTTTTTAATACGCTTGCAAATTGTTTCTGAAATGACTCGCCGATCCCACTTGCTGATTTTTTTACATCTTCAGTTTTATTTTTTAAATCTACTAATTTTTCATTTGCTGATTTAATTTCTTTTGTATCTGTTTTATAAACAACTGGCTTTGACCATATCTTAGCAATTTTTTTACCAGCATCTATTGAATTATTTACGATATCAGAAATATTCTTTGTAACATCTTTTTTTAAATTATCCCAACCTGCAGAAATTCTATCTGAGTCAAGTGTTAATGCACCAATGATTATATCACCCAAATTATAAAAAGTTTTTCCTACTATTTTAGCTATAGAAATCATACCTTTGATATTGTTAATAATAAGCACAATTGCTGTTGCAATAATTGAAAAAACAGATTTCGCAATAGTACCTAAAATATCAACTTCTTTGCCAGCCTCTTTGACACCATCTCCGAAGTCTATTATATTATTTGCAATACTTGTTATATCATCAACAATCTCTATAATTTCATTTTTGAAATCCCGAAAAGAATCTGATAATGATTCTACAACATTATCCATCTGATCCCAATTTTTGCGAATCTCATTTGCCAATAATATTACTGCCCCAATAATTGCAGTAATAATTAATATAATTGGATTAGCAACCATTATGGCAAATAATGCTTTTGCCGCCAATGTTAACATAGTTATAGCGCCTATTGCAACTCCTATACCACCAACTAAAGAAATTGTGGTAGCAATAAATGTTTTTGTATCTGAATCAAGGTTTCGCCATGAATTTGCAAGATCGCCTACTGCAAATGAAATACTATCTATAATACCAGACTGATTAGATGCTTCAATGAATGTTTCACCAATGGCCATTGATAGCCCCTTCATTGACGCTGTAAGTCTGGTAGTCGAATCAATATAAGCTTCTGCATTTTCCCCGGCATTTTCACTAAATACAATTCCTAATTTTCGTGCCTCCTCCATATTTTCACGAAGTCCTGCGGAGCCATCTTTTAATAAATTTACAAGAGTAACCCCACGCGCTCCGAATAATTCATATGCTTTTGCAGATCGTTCAACTTCAGATAAATTATCTTTAAATGCATCTGCTAAATCAAATAATACATCTTTTTGCTCTCTCATTGAACCATCAGCATTTTTTAAATCAATGCCCAGCCCCTTTATGGTCTTAGATATTAGCGCTGTCGGAGCATTTAATTTGGCTAATGATTTTGTTAATACTTCTATTCCTACACCCGATTTTTTAGCTGCGAACGCATACCCCGTAAAGTTTTCAACCGCCGTTCCGACAGTTCGGGAAAGTTTAATTGTTTCATCTTGATATGATGCAGTTTTGTGAGCAAGCGCCGCTACGGCAGCAATCGTGCCTGTGGTAACGGCAGAAAATTTCATTAAACCGGCAGTGGCATTTGAAAAACCCTTATTAAAACTCTTGCCGTCTAACTTTAATGTCGTTACTATTTCTTTAACTGCCATTTTTAGTAATCTTTTTTTGACTTCAGATATTGCTCTCGTGATGCTACAATCATTGCCTCATGTTCAGCAAAGATAGGATTAGCTATCATCAAATTATTATAAATCGATGCTTTAATTCTATTCGCCCGATTTTGATTCATCGGAACATATAATAATTGTTTACGATGTTCATTCGCACCTATTGCTGCGATATACGCGTCAATTTCATTTTCATCAAGTCGCCTGATATAATCAAGAGGCAATCCTCCATCCAACAATCTTACATCTATGAATGCTTTGTTTCTGAAAATTTTTTTTTATAATTTTCGTTTTCTTTCTTAATATGATCCATTATTTGTTTTATATATAATAAATCATATTTTTTTAAAACATGCCAGTTCGTTTTTTCACATAACACTCCTAGCATTTTTTCAGAAAATTCCATATCAGTCATTTCGTCATTATGATATGATTCAGTTAAATCTTTTGATTCCTGAATTACTTTAGATGCATTTTTAGGAGTTTGCCGTTTGATTTCAAATTCCAGTATAATAGTTTCATCCCCATCGCCTTCCGGATCTTTTGGGAGTTCAATGGGAATAACTAATTTTGGAATAACCTGTAATTTTAATGTTTTTAATTTTTCCATTTATTGCTCCGGTTTAAAATTTATTAAACTACTTCTCTGGTTTTCCAAAAAGTGGGATAGCCATCGTCATCCAACTCGCTTTCATTTTTGTAGCACTCAAAAACATTTCCAACAAATCTTTGAGTAGCTGCATCAAATGTGATTTCAAGTGAACCCATCGGCGCTGCATACCAAAAATCCACAATCCGGAGGGGTTCAATTGATTCCGCACCACTGACCCATTCTATAACTGTCAATTGTTTCCAGATGTCAGAGTGCCTCTGGCCAATTCTCTTTGAACCACACATGCGCGTAACTGCGCCTGATGAATTTGTCTCAATTGTAATTCCCGGGAAAACAGCCGCCATACGTTCTGCAGTCGGACGTGCAAATGATATTTCTACCTGACATGTGTGAGATGTTTCAGCCTTGTCTGCTGCACCTGTTCCCTGCTGAGATTCAACCAGGTCTGTATATTCAGTAGTGTCTCGGACTATAACTGATTGAAATGTTCCAAGGTCAAGATTGTCGCCTCCAGATGCTGTATCCCAGTCAGCTGAAGCCGGACCAATTGCTAAATTAGCGCCGCCAAAAAAAGTGCTTGTATCTGCCATTATTTTAAAACCTCATTGATATTTTGTTTTTTAAAAACTTCTACCCGGCTATCCGGGTTTAAATTTATTACCCTCTCAGATAACGGATAATTTTTGAATGGATAAAAGAATTTTAATTGATTATCCAATTCTCTTTTTGTTGGTCCCGGTTCATTAAAAAAATAATTACCATATAAATCAAGTCCTAATATATAAACTCGTTTTGCATCGGCAACAAGTGCCGCACTGACGGCTACTGAAAGAGAGCTGCAAAATCCATATAATTTCGTAAACGAATTCTTGTTAGGACTAGGAATATTTCGTTTATCTACCTTAACCTGAAAATGTTTTTTAGGTGCCCCTGCAAAATTAGACGTAATTACCGGACATTCCGGATTTATATCTAAAAAAAATTTCGATAATTTTCTATCTACATAAACAGCTAAATCTGGCTTAACATATAAAATCGCCCTGTTAACTGCAATTGTTTTATATTTGTCTAATCGGCTAAAATCAAATCCTTTTAGCGAGGGGCCCGAGCCAATAACAAAAACTTCATCATCTTTAAAAAAATTTTTTAGAAAATTTGCTGCCATAAATTAGTGAGTCCCGGACCCCGGAACAACGATCCGGGACTCAAAAATACATTATATATTTTATACATATAATAGTCAAGTTAATATTTATCAATATTTTGCTCTTGTAAAAACTCTCTTAATTTTAAAATTTCATCTTTATTTAGATATTTTCTATAATTTCCAGGCTCAGGATTATTTGATATATGATTTGCAGTATACGGAGTCGGATTTCCCGGTTTTAATTTATCGGTATATTTTTTAACATTCTGATAATTTTCTCTTTCAGCCAATTCTAGGCGATATGGATAATCAAGATTTAAAAATTTAATAATCGCATCAATAGCTTTTATTTCCTGTCCAAAAAAGTGCTCATATTTTAAAATTAATGTGTTTTCACCTAATTTAAATCCTTGATCCCTCAAAATGATTTGCTTAACTTCTTCCATGTAATCAGGAAGATTTACCCGGCATTTTTTTAAACTCGATAAAATATCAAAAGGATTTCTAATAGTATGAATTATTTTAAAGCTTTCTCCATCCGGAAAAAAATCATGACTCTTAAAGATTCCAGGTAAATTAAAATCATAGTTTTGTAATTCAGAATTTAATTTTATTCCTTGATTAAATTGCGGGAAATTGTGTATAAAAATTTCTATAGCGGAAATATAAATAAATGTTGATCCAGTTCTGTATCCTCCGGAAACTATCGCACATGATTGATTCATTTCTTTATTCCCGTAATTATAAATGACCAATAAAAATCCCGCCCACTGTATAAAATATCTCTAAAATTTAATGTCTCCAAACAATTCTTTAAATCATCCGGATAAAATAAATGCCGATGTTTTCTGCAATTTTCCGGACGCCAATATTCCATATCCGGATGCGGTAAATATAAAAATAATCTACCGTTTATTTTTAATGAATCTCTCCAATGTTCCAGCGCTATAATATAATCTTCTAAATGTTCAAGACAATGAGATGAAAAAATATAATCCCAGCCTCCTCTATTTTGTTGATTAATTTGCGGTAAATTAAATGCATTAAATTTATCATCCTTATATAATTTATTTATAATTATTGCACCAGGTAAATGACATTCTTTTAGACCACCGATATCCAAACCTTCCCCATCACAAAAATGCTCTGCAAATGGAAATATAAACTTAGCCGCATTTCCATTTTTTATATACTCTGGATATATTTTTCCTTTATATTCAAACATTTTTTAACCAATAATCGTCTGATTTAATAACAACTGCCTGGCCCCCTGTTAAAATACTCGGCGTTTCATATTTGTCTGCAAAATATTCATTAACGGCTTGGCGGGCTCCGGGAGTATCCTCATACCCATAATCATCAAAAATAATTATGCCCCCAGGAACAAGCCGAGGAAAAAATACCTCGCATATTGCTTTTGTACTTGGATAAACATCAGCATCGGCATGAACAAAACAAAACTTTTTATTTTGTAAATCTAGTAAGTGAAATGAATTCGGAAACCAGCCTTTTATAATTTCTACATTTTTACAGCTTGATAAAACTTCCCTTGCAGTTTTTTCAAGTCCGTCATGGTCAAATGCATCTTTAAAATGAGGTCTGTCAAATTTCTTATCAATTCTTTTTATTCCCTCAAAACTATCAAACGTATAGAATTTTTTTTCGGGTGCTGCCTCTGTTATTATTCTAGCAGTTCCACCTGCATATGTCCCAACCTCCGCATATGCACCCTTTAATTGAGATGCATATTTCGCAAAATAAAAAAGATTTCTGCTTTTAAATTCACCTGCCACAACTGCAAATCCTGAAGAGCGAAGTAATGTTTCAGTATTATTATAAATTTCTTCAAATTCCAAATTGTTTACCTCTTTCAATTATATTGACTTTTCCAAAAGGATCGTAGATAGGTAGCCATTTTTTATAAATTGAATTAATTGTTTTTATTTGAATTTTTTTAACAGCCTCACATCTACAGGCCCAAGCCGCAAGAGCAGAATCTACACCACAGAATACGGGACTATTTTGAATTGCTGACATTGCCTGAATCAATGTAGTTCTGCCTATTCCAACAAAAAATGCATCTGGATAAAATTTTAAAATATTTTCTATATCCTTATCAGTTAAATTCCTGCCCTGCCGTACAAGTCTGTCGTCTGCCTCCGATTCGGCATCGACAATACAATTATAACTCCTGCCTAGAAAATCAAAAAGAGATTCATTATATTTCCTATCGCCCGATAAAATTTTTGGATAAATATTATCGCCTGACAAATCTAAACAATCTCTTAAATAATTAAATCTATCCGGATGCCATCGCGTTATTTTAAAAACGCTATCAATATTAAAAAAAGCGTATGTATTAAAACTTCTTATTTCATACGGTGTAAATGGAATTGTAATTGATAGACTTTTCCAGATAGGATGTTTGCGAATTAAAATTTTTATACTTTCGGCTGCCCGTGTAAATAAATAAAATCCTGCAATTGATTTTTTTTCGTCATTTGTTAAAAATGACTCTATAGAAATAAAGTCCCCCAGTCCCCCGGATATGAACGCGTATTTTTTTATTTTTTCCATTTGTAATTTTTACTAAATAATTGATTTAATTTTTCTGGTCGAATATATGGAAATCTATTATTTGCCGGATAAAATATCCTGTGTCTTCTATTGAATGCCTGAGCCAATGGAACCAAATGTCCAGCCTGAGTTAAAATAACGCTCGAATGCTTAACTAGATTTATATAGTCCTCAATATTATCAATCCTATCAACCAAATCCAAATCAATATTTTTTAATCGGTGTGAAAATTTCTCATTCTGTCCAACAGAAATTATAAATAATGATTTTCGATAAAAATCTACATATTCTTGCATAAACTTTGGATCGGGATCCACGCTTTGTTTATTTATGTTTTTATGCATATGGGCGGCGCACGGCTCTTTGACAATCAGATAATGTCTTTTTATTTTTGATAAAACATTCTCAGAAAATTTATCTGTAAATTTTTTATCCCAATCAAAAATAAAATGTGGAGGATTCGGCAATTTTGCAGAAATTACAAGGTCTTCATACTGAGTAGTTTTTAAAAATCGCCTCTGTCTATAATGAATTTTTAAAACAAGCGAATTAATTGGTGCTGCATCTAATAAATTACAATATTTTTTAAGCGGTTCAAATATTATTTTATGCGGGTTTCTATAGATATAAATTCCATAATTCTTATATCGTGTAATTGCTAATTCTTTTAAAATTGGATAGCAATAAACAGCATCGCCCAGCCCTTGCGGGATTTCTATTATAATGTTCCGGTCATCCATAATTAATAATTATATAATTGGTTTTTTTTCAGGACCATGAATGGACTCTTCTTTAAAATCCGGTAATGGCATAACTGGTTTATTATTCAATATTTCAAGTCTCTGCATATCCATCCAACAGCTTTCTTCTTGTGCCTGGCCTTCTTTTGATAGCGGAGTAATTAAGCCTTGCACACAGCCATATAAATCAAATGCGACGGATGTTATAATTCCTTCAAATCTTGTTACTTTGTCCCTAACTTTTAAACCTAAAAAATTTAAATATGTATCTACCATTTTATACTCCTTGATATTATTTTCATAACCAACTTTGATATTTATCAAAATAATATCAAGCAAAAAACTTTAAATATTTATCAGGAATTACAGATTTTTTAAAATACGGAATCGCAGAAAATGGCGACATATTGAATATTTTTTCCGATGGAAACACTTCAAAAAACGAAATTATACTTTTAAATGTTTCTGCAATATTCGGAGTTTCGCGGGTATGATTGAATTTTCCAGATGTCGAATGTGCCCAGGTTTCCCTATCGCCATCTATTTCCCCGGGGAATTTATTATATTCTGCAATTATTTTTGCCTGTTCTAAATTAAAAAATTTGTGGTCAAAACCATAAAGGAAAATTTTATCAGCACCGCCCTGTAGTGCTATACAAATAGCAGATAATCCTGAGTTTTTATTTCTCCGCGGATAAACACCGTCCTCCGGATTCATGCTGAATTCCTTTGCCATATTAAAACCAATTGTCGGTTTCGGAATGCAATCAAAACGTGACAATGTAATCTGATTAAAAACATAGGGATCTTCTTTATAAAATTCCTTATCAATAAAAACTGTAAACTCAGAACTAATCAGTTTATAAGAATGATTTATCGTAATAACTTTTTTATTTCTTAATTTTGAATAATCAAATCCAATCAGAGAAGGGCCTGACCCTACAATATGAACATCACTATTTTTAAATCGGTCTTTTATAAAATCAGGATATTCTGAATTAGTTTCAAATCGCATCAGATAAGACTTTCAAAATAATTTGCATTAAATTTTATAGTCGCAACAGCAATTAAATATCCTGAATCTTCAGCACCTACTACATTAATATTTGTTCCAGTGTAAATATTTTTAAAAATTAAACCACCGAATGATTGGCGAAAACCGCCTAATGTATTTTCAATAATTGCACATGCGGCATCGACACGGTTTATAATAGGCAATTCACTTGACCCTGGCTGCTCATGTTCTTCATCGCCTGCAACAAACATAATAATTTCAATTATTTGATTCCTGTTATTATTTGCATCATCATCCGTCAACTCAGATGAATCTTCAGGAGTAAATACAGAAATAACAGGATATTGCATTCCGTCTTCAGCTTTCGGATGCAAGTATCTTGCATTATAAATAGTTGCTTTTGCGCTGAATGCTGATTTAAGTTGTTCTACAACATAATCCCTAATATCTTTTCTTATATTTGCCATATTATATTATCGGATTTTTTAGAAATACTTGAGCATATCCTGTGCCGTCATATTCAACTCTTTTAATACGATACTTAACACCGCTTATAGTCGCATATGAATCGGGGCCTTCGACAAGCTCCGTCCCTAATATAGTATCGGCTGCAAGTTTATCTATGCCCAGCATCGGAGCATTGGATTGAACCGGTATTCCATCGGCGTCAATTTCTTCGTAAGTTTTATTAAAAATACAATTGAGGTCGGCACTATCTGTACCGACCTCAATTGTTACAGAGTCGGAAAATTCTCCGTCAAGAATTTCTCCGAGTTCCTCATATATGTCATCGTTAAATGACATTAGGTTAAAACAGTCAATATTGCATCTGCATTAGGATGCTGCCTGGCCATCAGTGGTGCTGAATGAACCTGGATAATTGTTCCAACTGGATCGCGTCCTGCAGAATACATATCCACATATCGCGCCGTGGCTTCAATTGACATGTTGCCATCTCCATCTTCAATTGCAACTGCGCCAAAAAGTTTTGTCTGCCTTGCATTCAAAGAAGTTACGAGTGTTTTTTTCGATGGGACAATAAGCTCTTCCGTTCCAGATGAAGGATTAATAATATAGCCCTCATATGTCCAAAGATCAAAACCGTCTACGACGCCTAACCATATACCGCCATTGTCACGCATATCATACGCAAGCTCTCCACGTCTCGACCAATCTTTAGAAATTGCATTTTGAACGCTTGTATTTTTCATCAATTCGTCCATCGCTTCATATCCTAGCAATACAGTCATTGCCGAAAAGCCCGAATAGAGATTTATTTTCCGTCTGGCATTTCTCAGGTCAGCCAGAGGATCCGCGCCGCTTGCGTCCCACTTGGTCGTCACTGTATATGTCAGATTTGCATTTCGCTGCATTGAAATTGCAGACCCGACAACATTGTTATCCTTATCGTAATAAGAAACAGAGCCGTCAAAAAGTGATTGCTTTGCCTGGAATTCTTCAGACCGAATAATCATGTCGTCAAGGTCTGTAATTTCACGCGCAATAAAATCCTGAATCTGCGGAGCAAGTGAACCGGTATTGTCATAAATCTGACCGCCCGGAGCGCGCTTCATTATATCATCTGGCGTTATTGTCTTTTTGGGTTTGTAGGTGAGCGGAGTAAATGTCCTGGTAGAAAATCCGAGTTTATTTACCTGTGTGCCCTCCTCATTCCGATAATTTGCCGGTGCCGTTCTGCGTTTGCCGGAATAAATATCAACATCAACATCTTTTGTAGCGAATTCATCCATATCGTCCCAGAATGTATCAACAAGAAAAGTTGTTGGTGTTTTCAATTCTTCTGCAATTTCACCTAATGCTCTCCGGTCATAGTGATTAATTAAATTGTTTGCTGCCATATTTTAGCCTCCTATACTCCTACCGCCGAGTCAAGATAGCATCCATATTGGCGGGCTTGATCCCGGAATGCTTCAGTTACGCTATCGCCGGACGTTTCAAATGTGAGTCCGCCAGATTTAAATCCTCCGCCGGTATAAACCGCGGCATGTTTTTTTTCGCCTAAAGATGCGTCCGTGTCCTCAATCAATATTCCATAAAAAACATTGGTATTGTTTGAACCTCCGCTGTTGTATGGAACAAGTTTTCCGGTGCTGCTATTTCTTGCCATCACCGTTCCCCTGACAAGATCATTGCCACTTGCCAGCGACAATCCTGAAAATGTTCTGAATGGTCCTTTAGCAAGCAGGGCGTCATATGATAAACTTGAGTCAGTCATTTTTTAGTACCCCTCGATTTCCTTAAATTTTTTACGCGGGATGCAGTCCCTTCTCCATTTCGCTGACAAGCAGTTTTTTCAAGAAGATCTGTCCCGTTGGTGCCAACTGAAGCCGCCATCTCAGGATTGTCCTTTATCCGTTTTTGCAATTCATTTGCCGCCAGGGTTTCGGGACTTTTTAATTTTTCTGTTTTGATTTTTAACAGCTTTTGTGTCAATTGTTCAGGAGTGATTTCCCGTTTACGTGCCGCTGCAACTGCTTCGGCCTCATCAGTATCGGCCATATCGGCATCCTCTGACGCATCATTTACCGCTTGATCTTCTGCGGCGATTTCGTCACGGACAGCCTGCCTGACCTGCTCCATTAATTCAGGAAAATTTTCATCAAGCGTTTCAATTGTAACATCTGTTATAGTTGTCGCGCCTTCCGGTATTTCCGAATCGTCAATGAAAACAAACGCGGTTTTAATGCGTCTAGCCATATATCGTTTACCTCGCTTAATTTTTTTTGCTCCGGTTTTTAAATTAGAACTTAAATTGTTTTTATCAGAGCTTTTACTTTTTGGATTATTGTTTTTTTGTTCAGGATTTATCACACTCATTAAATGAGTAAGTGCTGTCTGCATATTGCCGACACTATCTATCATCCCGACAGATAACGCCTGTTTTGCAAATAATACATCGCCCTGACCATAATTAGTTTGAACATTATTTGAATCTGTTTTACGATATTTTGCGACATCGTTTATAAACCCGTCAGCAATTTGATTTAAAATATTTGTTATTCTGGCCGCCCCGGCATCATCGAATGGATCCGAATATTTAAACGGACTTTGAGTATTTACAATAATTTTTTCTTTAACATCATTAAATTTCCAGGCAGATACTACCGCGCCGATTGAACCTGCAAACGCCGATTTATGCATTGTGATATGTTTTGTGGCCGCAGAAATTAAATAACCAGAGCTGGATGCCTCAGCTTCAATATATGTTTCAATCGGTTTTGAAAAACTATTAATCATTTCCGCAAATTCAAATGCACCGGCTGCATCACCGCCACACGAATCCAGAGTCAGCAACACACCATTAACCTCTGAATCATCTTCAAACTTTTTTAATACTGACTGGAGTTGTGCATAACTTAATCCAAACCAGCTCATTAAATCAGATGATAAAAAACCTTTTACCGGGATAACTCCAATTCCGTCTTTTACATAATGTCTTGTAAAACTGGGAAGAATCGCCATTTCAGACGGGCTAACGGTAGCCATTCTCGGATGAGCTAATAATAATTTTTGATGGTCATTTTTATTCTGCATTATTGGATACCTTTTTTCCATTTCCATTGTCGCCTGTGTCCGCAGCCTCGGCCTCGGCACTTGTCTTATCGGCACCTGCCACTGAATCCGGCTCACTTAAACCGGCCCTTTCCCTTGCTGCTTTTTCACGTGCAAGAGTCTGTATATTTTCCCCATAATCTCCTCCAGTCAGTGACGCTGTTTCTTTTGTCGATGTGCTGAATTGATTTGCAACACGCTTTGCAGATGCATCGGTTTCTTTTACAGGGTCAATCTGGCCTATTGAGTCGCCAGCCCATGATACCTTTAACCATGCTTGCCTTATAAAATAATCACCTTTAATAAATCCGGGTGCATCTAATCTGCCTGATAAAATTTCCTCTGTAATGATTTCCTGCCATACTGGACGATTAAAATTTAAATTAAACCAATTCCTCTGGACATCCCTTGTCCTTTCAAACATATTATATGCAGCCCTGCTTGCTGTATAACTAGAATTAAACATCCTGAGAAAAATTTCATATGGAATATTTAAAGCCATTCCGCACTCGCGAGCAAGTGCAGAAATAAAATCACTAAAATTACTAAACGGTCTTTTCGGCTCAAATGCGGAAATATCCTCTCCCGGCTTTAGCTGCACAATCTGCGCTCCAGGTGCAATTGTAAAATCAATACCGGTATTTTGTTTACTGGTATCCGTTTGTTCTGATGTTAGACCACTCGTCAACGCCTGTGTATTTGCTGATTTCACAAGCATTGCTAAGATAGAATTATTCACAGCAGCATCTAGTTCGGCTTTTGTGTATCGAGATTTATTTTTTATTATTGAAATTACCGGAGAAAGAAACGGAACGCCGCGACTATTTCCAATCCTTTCGGGTTTAAATAAATGCCAAATCATTTGTCGCTTGGATGCCGGTCCATATTTTGGAATTCGGCAAAAATCATATGGAAAAACTTCCTGATTTTTGTTGACATGGTATGCTTTTGGTTCTCCAAATTTATCTAATTCGATACCGCCTCTGATTCTACGACTATCGGCAATTCCAGGTGGATTTTCTACCTGATCTGCTTCTATCAATCCAACGCGTAATCTAAATGGACTTTCATAATGTTCACGAATATTTACTGTAAAAAAAACATCCCCTGACATCAAATAATTTTTGAAAGCACTATCCTGTAAATCAGCATATGTCAATTGTCCCCTGACATCTGCCTGTTGTGATTCACTCCAAAGTTTAAAATTCCTTTCTGCTTTTTCAGAAAAATTTTCAATAGTTTTTAAAAATTCTTTATCATCCGGATCCGTTCCGGTATATTCAGATATGGCTTTAGCATCCGGAACAGACTGAGGCTTTAATCCACGACCAATAACAGCCTGAGTTAAGACATTTATTGCCCCTCGTCCGAACGGTTCATTTCTCGCTAAATCTCTTGAACGCTGCCTGAGGGTAGGAAGATCATTTATAATTTCGCCATCCGGTGACCCTGTTGATACAACCCATGTTCGAAGGCGCCGTATTGTTTTTGATGCACCTTCCCATGCTTTATCTCTTTTAAGAAAACCGGAAAATCTAGATCTTATTTTGTGGTATAATGATTTGTTTTTAGGCATTATCTCTCATCTGCAACTGTGCCATATTTCGTTGGAAGTCCAAAAACTCCACCACTTCCTGCATTATTCAACCCTGCAAGCTGTCCCTCTTTATATTCAATTTCCTGTCTTAATTGGACAAGATTAATTCTCGATAAAGTTCTGGATGTGCCCCCTAAATTTATTGTGTATGAACTAACACCCGTAGCAAGTCTCAAATAAGCTGCCCGTAAAACTGTTAATTCTGCCTCAATTTGTGCCACTGTTGACATATTTTTTAATCCGTATCTATCACTTTTACCTGTCTGGATTGATTTTTGGGTATTATCGATTCTTTTGGAATATTGTCAACTAATTTTTTCTCAAGCTGATCCCATCCGGATTCCGTCAAATAATCCATTCCAAGCAAAATAGATAAAGCTCTGTTGTAAACTGCTAAATCCAGAGCCTCATTTGACCCATGTTTCTCCCAAACTATTTTACCGTCTTTTTTTTCTATTTGAGATTCACTGACTAATTGCTGAAAATATTCCTCCTTGTATTGAGGAAAATGAATATATCCGGGAGGATATGTTCCATCTTCATTTTTATTAAGCTGCAATCTATAATACAATTCGTTTTTTAATACTGATACATTTATCATCCATAAATATAAACCGGATTCAATTCTCTGGCCTCGATAATCAATATCAACTGCGGAAGGTGCCGCAATTATCGATTTTTGAGATGCCGGGCCCCCTTTAAATGCTTTAACAATATCAGGATTCTGACGACGACACCACAAGTAAACTACCTGGGTATGTGATCCGCCTGTATCTATCGCAAGGGCACGAAGTGGCATTTTATACTGGCCACCCTCAACCGGCCAGAAATTATTTAATAAATTACTTTCCAGGATTTTGTAATTTTCTAAATTTCCGGTATCAAAATAATAAATATGATAGTCGATTGACCAAGAAACGCCATTCCTGCCCCAAGCACGAATCTCTGTTTCAATCCTATCCCGCTGGGTATCAACAGCACACGTCAAAAATAAACCGCCCTTCGGAACAATGCCACGCTGAAAATCTTCACGCCTTGCAAAGATATGTAAATAATCCGGCTGTAATTTTCTGTCCTGAAAAGTTCTGCAAAGAACTGTATTAAAAAATACTTTTATGTCCTCCATGTTTCCGGATTTTGTTCTCAGATATGCCCGTCTGAATTGATCTACAATCTCATTCCATGTGCGTCGGATACTAACAAGTTCTGACAATCGGAATCCTGGTATATTACTATTCGGATTGGTCACTCGCCATTTTCCATTTTCTACCATTTCTATTTTATGTTTTTCCTGAATTTTCTTTGAACAAAAAATACATTCATAATATACTGGTTTTAATTTATCCCGGATATTAAATTTCAGTCTATCCCAGTCGAGTTCCTGGTGATGGCCACAAAAAGGACACGGCAATTCATATACTCTTTGATCTGTTTGATTATAATAACTATTTATATTTCCATCATCCACCGTCGGAGATGATAGCAATAAAATTTTTCTGTTTGGAAATCGCTTAGTTCGTCCCCTGGCTATCTCAATCGGATTACCTTCCTTGCCAGCCGATTCTGGAAACCTATCAACTTCATCCAGAATTAAAATCCGAATCGGACGCATTGCCAATCCTGCCGGAGAATTTGCACCAGTCAGTGCCCAGAATCCACCCGGAAAAGTTTTATGTAAAATTTTATTCCCGCTATCTCTCGATCTGTGATTTGCAAATAGCGGATTTAATACCGGAGTATCTCTTATCATCGGCGCGAGTCGTTCAAGTGAAAAACTCTCGGCCATTGGTGTCACATTCGGAGCTACATAAAGACATGGGCTGGGATCATGCTCCGCATAATACATAAGCGCATTCAGTGCAAGTTCCGTTTTCACCATCTGACTTGCGGACATTACAACCATTTCGCGGACAGCTGGATTTGTGAACGTATCAAATATTTCTTTTTGATAAGGCTCGGTGCGCCATCTTCCGGGCTCCGGATTTGATTCTTTACTAAGTCTCCTGTGTTTATTTGAATAATCAGATAACTGAAGCGGGTCAGGAGGTTTTAAAAGTTTAAGTGTACTTTTAACTAACCGTTCAAGTGATTTTTGCATGATGAAAAATTATTTCTTCTTCCTAACTGCTTTTTTCTTTACGACTTTCTTAAGTGTTCGTTTTTTCTTAGCTGTTTTCTTCGTAGTTTTTTTAACGGTAGATTTTTTCTTTACGACTTTCTTAGGTGTTCGTTTTTTCTTAGCTGTTTTCTTCGTAGTTTTTTTAACGGTAGATTTTTTCTTTACGACTTTCTTAGGAATTATTTGTAATTCATTTTCTAAATCATCGGATAATAAATTATCATCTGTTATAGAATAATCAGATGCTTTATATTTCTGTAATTCTTCAAGCACCTGTAAAACTTCTTTTTGTATTATTGATTCAATCTTATTCGGTTCTGTTTTATTACATAAGCCCAGAGATAACTTAGCAGGCACCGCAAGCAGCCTAGATCGGAAACGTAATACAATATCTGACCAAACACTTTTTACAATATCAGAATCATGCAGTTTATTTTTTAAAAGCTCAAATTCTCTCTCCGCTTTATCGGCTTGAATTCTCGTCAGTCGGGTTCTCTCATCAGTTAACGGAGTCTCTCTTTTTTTTTCTTTGTTTCTCCAATATGCAATGACATCTTTTAAGTTATAAAAAATAATCCTGCCGGTTTTTTTAAAAGGTGCAATATCCCAGTTATTTAATGTAACAATTGAAACACCCAATACAAAAGCCGTATCTCTCTTATTTAAAATTACTTTTTTACGTTCTGACATTTATAAAAAAATCCTTGAAAATTTACACTATTCGAAAATCTTCTACCGCTAAATAAAAAGTGTGGGGGGCATAACT